TTTGGCAAGCTTATGGACTTACTAAGAAAAGCTAACAGAGCTATAGAAGGAGAGGTAACAGGCACTCCAACAACTACAAGCTTTACCTCAAATATAACAGGATATGTAACAGGTGCCTTTGACTCAGAAGTATTAGTATTTGTTTCAGGGACAATTAACGGAGAAGCAAGGCCAATATTAGATTACGACTCAACAAATGGCACATTTAATTTTGAGGAAGCTTGGACACAAGCACCTAGTTCAAGTGATGAGTTTGTAATTCTTCCATATCACGTACATGCAATCAGTGAGATACAAGAAGGACTAGCTACGAGAAATAATCAAAACACAATTAACGAGAATGTAAAGAAGTCTAGCAAGTTAATACCAGCAAGCGGTAATTTACCAGACGCTTAAAAAGGTTATCTCATTTTAATTATTGATAAAATCAATATAGATTGAAATATTATTGATTATGGTTATAATATTAACAAACAAGGATTTAGTAGAATGTGGCTTTTAGAAAAAAGTGCTTTTGACGCTATGCAATCTGCATGTGATGCAGGTCAATTACCTACTATCGCAGAGCAACAGGATTTTGAAGCTAGATTAAGCGATAGTCCTGAAAGTTCTTTAAATTTACAAACTTCTGGAAATAAAGCAATAATCCCTGTAAATGGGGTTCTTAGTAACCAGCCTAATTTAATGGCTAGGTTTTTTGGCGGTGGAAATACTACTTACTCAGAAATAAGAACATCCATAGAAGCTGCTAACAATGACCGAAATGTACAATCTATTGATATGGTGTTAAACTCCCCTGGCGGTCAAGCTGGGGCTGAGTGGATGGCAACAATGGAAGCAGTAAGAGATTCAAAAAAGCCAGTATATGCAATTGTTGGAGAAATGGCAGCAAGCGCAGCATATGGATTAGCATCACAAGCAAAAGAGATAAAGGCTGTTAATAGCCTTTCCCGGGTTGGATCTATCGGTGTTATGGCTACTATTGGCAAAAGTAATAATATTGTTAAAGTAACAAGTTCAAATGCACCTAATAAAGCGCCAGATCCTGAAACGGCTGAAGGTGTCGAAGCAATACGAGAAAGCATTGATCCAATAGAAAAAGTTTTTATAGATACTATCGCAAGTGGTCGCGGTATATCTGCTAAAAAAGTTTCCAAAGACTTTGGGCAGGGGGGTACACTCATTGCACAAGAGGCTTTAGAAAATGGAATGATTGACGGTTTTGTCAATAATCAAACTGCCGAAAGCGGCAACAATACAAAGGAGTCCAAAATAATGGATATAGACGAACTAAAAGCACAACATCCTGAGTTGTTTGCCGCTGCAAAGGACGAAGGTATTCAGGAAGAGCGTTCACGCGTTCTTGCCCACGTGCATATGGCTAAAGAATGCAATGCGGCTGATTTGGCATTTGATGCTATTGAAACAGGTGCAACTATGCAAGATCAGACTCTTGTAGCAAAATATATGACTGCTGGCATGGCTAAGCAGGATATAGAAGCTCATAAAGAAGATTCTGACGATATTAAACTTGGCTCAACTGATGAAGAGCCTACAGCAACAATCGGAGAGCAATTAGCTGCGTCTCTTGTTGGTTCAAACGATGATCTTTACATTCACGGAGTTAAATAATGCCTGATCCAGTAATTACTAATATTGATCTTGGTAACGTTATTTATAAAGACGCTTGCCAAGAAGACGGACTTCTAACTTTTGGCGGTGCTGGTACTGTTGTTGAAGGTACTATTCTTGCAGTAGACAGCTCATCTCTTAAGTATATACCTTATGTAAAAGGTGGATCTACGAATGAAAACGGCATTCCTAAGGCTGTAGTATCTTATGATGTTACTGCTGCTGGCGCTGGCGATGTTGCTATACGTGCAATCGTAAAAGGCGAAGTAAGACTTGAGCGCCTTGTAATCCATGCTGATGGCGATGATTCAAACATTGATAAAGCTGTTATTGACGAACTGCGCGACTACAGCATTATTCCACGTTCTGTAAAAGAACTTAACATCCTAGATAACCAGTAAGGGGTCAATTAAATGAGTGATTCAACTACAAAAAGAATGCTTGAGGCTTATTTCCAAGATGCCCCTGCAACTATGTTCTTGTCAAGCCTTTTTCAAGTTCGTCCTGAAAATATTCACCGATCTGAAACAGTAGAAATTGATATTGAAAGATGCGATGAAGATGTTTCAATTGCTATTCAAGACCTATCTGCTGGTGCAAGAAACAACTCTAAAGATATTTACACAAACAAAAGCTTTGTTCCGCCAATTCACAAAGAAAAGTTTGCTCTTAATGCTTTCGATCTAATTAAGCGTCAACCAGGAATGAATCCTTTTGAGGATGTTTCATTTTTAAGAAGCCTTACACGTCAATTTTTTAGTAATATGCGTGAAATTGCTCGCAAGATCAACAGAGCTGTTGAGCTTCAAGCTTCTCAAGTTCTTCAGACTGGTACAGTTACATTGACTGATGAAAACGGTAACGCAGTTTATTCTATTGATTACAGTCCTAAAGCCTCACACTTCCCTACTGCTGGCAATGCATGGGGCGGCGGTTCTGAGACTCCAATTCAGGACTTGAATAGCCTAGCGAATCAAATACGTAACGATGGTTTAGGCGATGTTGATCAAGGTATTTTTGGTGAAGATGCTTTTGAGGCAATGATACAAAATACAGATATACAAAACCGTCTAGATACTAGACGTGCAGATCTTGGTCAAATTGCTTCTATGCCTGTAGGCGGTACTCGCGGCGGTAATTACCGTGGTACTCTTGACATGGGTAACTTTAAAATTGATTGCTGGACTTATGGCGGTCGTTATAAAGATCCACAGAGCGGCAATAAAGTTCAGTTTGTTGATCCTTCAAAAGTAATTTTGCGTGACTCTCAAGGACGTCTTGATGCTACTTTTGGCGCAATTCCTAATATTGCACGCGAGCTAGGCATGAACTCAACTAGCCTTATCCCAGGTCTACCGAGCCGCTTCCCGAGTGTTGCAGCCCAGTCCGACCTAACTACTAACGCTTGGATTTCTCCAGATGGTGAGCAAGCTTTTGGTATGGTTGGTTCAAGACCGCTACTTATTCCTACAGCTATTGATACATACGGCTGCTTGGAAACTAACGCATCATAATTAATTTAAGGGTTATATTATGAATAAGACAGAATTAAAAGAAGCTATCAGTGGCCTAGTTGAGGAGTTGGGCCTTGATGTTGGTTCTATTGACGGAATGAATGTTTCGGAACTTAAAGAACTTTACAAAGATCTGAAAGCTAAAAAATCAGATGCCGACACTGTTACCGCTGCCGATCAAGCAGTCGGTAACTATGTCGTATCTAAAGGTAAATCTATTACATCTCTAAAAGGTATTTTGTCTGAAGGCTGTGAAGTTAAGGCAGAATATTTTAAAGGCGGCGCTGAGGCATTAAAAAGCCTTGTAGAATATGGCGTTATAGAGAAGTTGTAAACGATGAGCCTACGTAGCGCAGCAGAAGCAGACTTGGCATTCATCTTAGAGGATGGTGTCATGGGTTTTGGGTGGCCTATAAAAGTTATTAACCCGGATGGTGTAGCCGCAAGCTTCACTGGATATAGTAACGATATAAGCGCCATTATTGACCCCGATACAGGACAGGCCGTTAGCGGTCGCCTTGCTTCTGTTGCGATACGTATCTCAACGCTTAGAGCATCAGTTTTGGGTGATATTCCAAGGGGTATTGCTGATAATCTTATGAAACCTTGGATAGTTGATTTTGATGACATCAATGGATTGCCATATAAATTTAAAGTTCAACAATCAAATCCAGATAGAGCACTTGGTATAGTAACCTGCTTATTAGAGGTTTATAACCCATGACAATTTTATTGCAAGAGTTGATAGATAAACAAGATAATTTTGAAGTAGTAAGAAATCAGATTGCCCAAATTTTAGCCAATGAAGTATCAAATCAAATGAGCTTGGCTACTGCTGCCGGTAAAGATCCTGAACTATGGAATCTTAAAATATATACAGAACGTGCTCAGCCTTGGGAAAAATGGCTTAATGATCAATCTGATTCTACTCCGATTGTAAATGTTTGGTATGACTCTAGTAATTTTGATAAGTCTTTAGGTGACACTGTAGAGCGTCAAAGGTCTGGAACTACTTACAATATTGATATTTATGCTTTAGGTGTTGCGAGTAATAATTCAGAAGGTGGGCATAATACAGGGGATCGTGAATCTGCTTTAAACGCTCAAAGAGGATTAAGGATTGTTCGCAATATTTTAATGGCTGACACAAATGCCTATTTACAATTGCGTGGTTTAGTTGGTACGAGGTGGCCGGATTCGATACAGGCTTTTCAACCTGAGTTGCCAGAAAATAATTTAATTCAAATTTGGGCTGTTAGACTTGCGCTAAATGTAGAGTTTAATGAATTTAGCCCTCAGTACGTTCCAGAAAATTTAGAAATTATAGACGTTACTTTACAACGTGATGAAGATGGCAAAGTACTTGCCGAACTAGAAATAGATTTTACTTTATAACAACCGCTATGCGGAGTAAAAAAACAAGGAGAAAAAAATGGCAATATCAAGCGCAGTTGATCCATCCGCGGTAGCCCGCGTGGTAGGAATCAAGACTACGTTTAGAGACTTGCGTGAGGGGCGCGTGTCCTTACTTCCGCAGCGAATAGCGGTTGTGGGTCAAGGCTCTACAAGCGCAGTCTTTTCAACGGATAAAGCACAAGTAACAAGTGCTAAGGAAGTCGGTGAAAACTATGGTTTCGGATCACCGCTACATTTAGTAGCTAAAGAATTATTTCCTGTTAATGGAAATGGTGTAGGTACTATACCTGTAACTGTTTACCCTCTTGAAGATGATGGCGGTTCAGTAGCTGCAACTGGTGACATTACACCTTCTGGAGCAGTTACAAAAGCTGGATCTTTCAGAGTTAACATTAATGAAGTTCTTTCAGAATCTTTTGCTGTTAATGTTGGTGATACAGTTGCAGATATTGTAACTGCAATGACTACAGCAATTAATGCTAACCTAGATGTCCCGGTTGTTGCTTCCGATGACACTACTGAGGTAGGCATAACTGTAAAATGGCAAGGTGCAAGCGCCAATGATGTTAATATGTCAATAGTTGGCCCAGATGATACAGGCGTAACATTTGCATTTACTCAGGTTTCAGGCGGTTCAGGTAACCCAGATGTTGACGAGGCATTAAATCAGTTTGGTGATGTTTGGGAAACTCTTGTAATTAACTGTATGGAGTTAACCGACTCGGCTAGCTTAAATAAATACTCAACTTTTGGTGAGACTCGTTGGGGTGCTTTGACTCGTAAGCCTTTGGTTGCTTTTACCGGTACAAGTGAGGCTACTTTATCAACGCTTACTACAATTGGTGACGCAAGAAAGACAGATAGAACAAATGCAGTAATTCCTGCACCTGGATCTAATAACTTGCCTTTTGTTATTGCAGCGGCAGCAGTCAATAAAATTTCACGTTTGGCTAATTCTAATCCAGCGCATGACTATGGATCTCAGCAGGTTGCTAGTATCACTGCTGGTACTGATGCTGAACAGTGGAATTATACTCAAAGAGATGTGGCTATAAAAGCTGGTATTTCTTCAATTATTGTAAAAGATAATGTCATTAATCTAGCTGATACAGTAACATTCTATCACCCAACAGGCGAGGTCGTTCCGGCTTATCGTTATGTTGTTGATATTGTTAAACTTCAGAATATCATTTATAATGTTGATCTAATTTTTAACACTCCTGAATGGGATGGCGCGCCGCTAATTCCAAATGATCAGCCTACAACTAACAGAGATGCTAAAAAGCCTTCAATGGCAATAGCAGCGGTATCTGCTTTAATTGATAATCTTGGCATGGAAGCTCTAATTGCTGATCCTGCAACTGCTAAGACTCAGACACAAGCTGAAATTGATAGTATGAATCCAAAGAGATTAAATATTTTAATCGTTGTTCAACTATCTGGTAACACTAATATTATTTCAATCGATCTTGACTTTGGTTTCTTCTTTGGAACTTCAGCGGTTGTAGCATAAGGATAAATGAAAATGAGTATAGGTGGCTCTATTGAAAGCGCATCACTGAACGGACGTTTATTCCCCGTTGCAGCAGACGCAGACGCACAAAGAAAACTTGGCGGTTTTGAGAATGAACATCAATCTAACGGTGATGGATCTGGTCGCTTAATTAAAACTAGAACGGGTTGGTCATTAAGTGGCTTAACTATTTCTATTGATGATTCTCGCAATGATCAAGAGTTTTTACAAGATCTACAAAATATGAAAGATTACTTTGTTATTGCTGTTACGCTTGTAAGCGGTGCAGTATGGCAGGGTTTAGGTCAAATTGTTGAAGAGGCACCAATGAGCACTCAGGCTACTACAGCTGATATTACTCTAATGGGCCCAGGTAATCTGACTCAACAATAAAAAAGGTATCCTCGGGACTCTGCGGTTCACCCTTGCCCTCGGCCTTTTATGGTGCGGAGTTCCTTTTAAAATTGGGTAATGAGGATTAAAGATGAAAGAAGTAAAAGTTGCAAAAGAACAGGCAGAGCTAGAGTTTGATAATTTCTGTGAAAATTTCGACATTGACACAGAGTGCAGAACTAAAGACGAACAAGACTCTTTTGATGATTTAAAGTATACGGTTGTTAAGGCAATCATGAGCGGTCATTTAATTTTCAGTGATTCAGGCGAGCCGATTTATACGCCTAAAAGATCAGAATGCAAAGCTTTAACTTTCCATGAAATGGATGGTGCTTGCTTCATGGCTGGAGATAAAATTGAAGGTAATCATAAGTCAATGCACGCTGTTTTAGCAGCTATCACAAAGACGACTGCCGGAACTTTTGCCAGCATGAAGAATACAGATCTAAAAGTTTGCCGGGCTATTTTAAGGCTTTTTATGGCTTAGTCCGTACTAAGTTAGTAAACGGTATTCCACGCGGCGGAAATAGGGCCGTTGTGGTATATCGTAGCATGTTAAGGCAGATCACTAGAGAGTATAGCGGTTTGCCAGACTGCCGGACTTTAAAGGCTTCTGAGATTCGTTTTTTTTATGAAGGTTTAAGACCAGAGCTAGAGAGATATTTAAACAATGGCAAATAAATTTGCAGTAGAAGCAGAGTTTAAAGGTGTAGATAAATTTTCTAAGCCTTTAAGAAAAATGCAAAACAATGTTAACCGTTTTGCACAAGAAGCAGATCGAGACTTTAAGCGCGCCAGAATGAGTTTTAGTAAATTCGGTGGAGCTATTAAGGTTGGTGTCGGTGCTATTGCTGCTGGTACTACTGCAATGGGTTTAGCTCTTGTTGATGCTACTAAAACTGGTATGCAATTTGAGCGCGCTATCTCAGAAGCTGCTGCAAGATTTGGCGGTATTCGTAGAGGCTCAAAAGACTTTGAGGCTATTAAAAAAGCTGCAATGGATGCGGGTGCAACTACAGAAAAAACAGCCACAGAAGCAGCCCAAGCTCTTAACTTTTTGGCTATGGCAGGGTTTAGTGCAAATGATGCAATATCTGCACTGCCTTTAACTATTGACATGGCTACCGCTTCAGGTAATGAGCTTGCAAGAACTTCTGATATTTTAACTGATTCACTTGGATCATTTGGGCTTGAATCAGATGATTCTGTACAGAAGCTAGCAAATCTCAATCGTGTTGCTGATGTGATGACTAAAACAACAGTCATTGCCAATACTACTCTTGAAGACCTTTTTGAAACTATAAAAGACTCTGCTCCTATTGCTTCCGCTGCTGGAATTAAAATGGAAACTGTAAACGCTATGGCCGCTGC